CTTTCTTTGAAGGTCTCTTAAGATCGCTTCCTGGGTTTTCACGCTCATACGACTTCCTGCCTTTTTCATTTAATCCTCCAGATTTGTTCTTTCCTTCCTTTCTTGTCCAGGCTGCTTCATTTAGTTCTTGCCTGAGTTGTCTAAACGACTTCATATTTATTACCCAACGATTGTTACAGGAGAAGCATAGACATAACCAGTGCCAGCAGTTTGGTTTGGTGCCAATCTTATCTGGATAGTTTCTCCACCAGATGCTGGTTGATCCTTGTAAGTTGGAATGTCAGGATCGTCAAAGGTAGTTTGAGTAGGTTCTTTTCTGATGTAGACAGTCTCACCAACACCAACAATAACGTCATGATAATTGAAAGTCTCAATATTATTCTGCTGGAAAATACTTTGTGGTTCTCCAGTAGAAGTATTAAGACCAGTGACTCTAACTACTCTGGCACAAACAGGTTTGTCTGTAGCGTTGTTGATTTTAACAATGCTTGCTCGGAGAATTTCTTTTCCTGACAACGTACCTGCTCCACTACCAGAAGGATATCCAGCATCAATATCAGAAGCAGAATCCAACGATGTAATTTTACCGATTGGTGTGACTAGCATTACTCTCCCTTATCCTCTTTCTTATTTATTTGTTTGAGCATTTTTTGAAGGTCTGCTGTGCTACCTACGAATAGATTATTAGTGGTGTTGTTAGTCTCACGTTTAGTGGGAGCATCCAAATCCTTCATCTTTTTCTGTAGATCCAGAAGTTTATCAGTAGTGTCTGCTACCTGCTTCATGGCGTTTACAGCGACTTCATACGCTCTTGGGTGCCCCGACTCCTGAGCGACCTCTAACGCCCCGTCTAGCGCCTCCTGACCCTTGCTGATGAGGTTGTAGAGTTGCCCACGGGTATATTCATAGTCATCTTTCTGATCATCCTTCTCCTTCTTAGGAGCAACAGGTTTAATCTCCTCAGTAGGACTCAGCTCAATATCAAATACGTCTTCCATGTTTTCCTCAAAAGTGCTCATTAGAATAACTCAATCCCCTCGTTAAATCCGAAATCGTCAGATGCAACCAACAGTGCATCATCAAGTGTATCAACTACACCATCATTGTTCTTATCTTCCAGTGCCTTAGGTTGATAAGTAAGACCAACTGCTCTTCTACTGGTATCTATATCACCAAGAGATTCGTAAATGGTTGCCTTACGAATGATACCATTGTTGCTGTAAGGACCGTAGATGTAAGACTTGGCAGTAAAGTTTAATGTCCAGGTAATACTTCTACGTTGGGAGAAACTATCCTCCCAATCATCTTCGTGACTAATATTATTTAAGATGATTGCTACGTCTCTCTTTTCATTCATGTCTGGAATAAAGTTTAAAGTGACGTTGAAATTTGGTTGAAAGTATGGTAGAATCTGTTCTAAAATTTGAAGACCATCATCCTGTGACTTAGCAATGATACCAAGTTCAAATGAAAGGTTGTATGGTACGGGCACATATTGAACCTTTACCTCACTACCTTCATCTGAAATTACTGCCCTAAACTTCTGAATAGGAGATGTCTTGCGTTGAGCATCGTACTCAACACCAGTCAACTCAAAGTAAAGACGTGGTAACGTGATAGCAACCTTGCGTGTCACATCTGGGTTTTGCTCCAGACGGGTCAAGAACTTTTGCTTGGGTCCGTAAGCAAGAGGAACTTTCTCAACTTCAAGTGTAGTTCCTACAGTAGGATCCACTTTTTGAATTTCAATATTGTTGAAAAGCGTACCGAAAGCAATAACGGTTTTCCTAATTGCTTCGTTGTAGTAGTGCGGTCCTAACATTAGAAACTATCCGTAAAGTTGCCGTATTCGCCAAAGGGATTTCTTTCTCCCCAATCGATGAGTTCATCTGCCTCATCTTCTATATAGGCATTTTGATCATATTCACTATTCGTATTCTCAATAGTGGAGTACGTAGCAACAGTCCAGACAGCACCACTACTATCACCAGTAATGTTCTCACCTGTCGCAAAAGTACCTGTTCTATTAATTACCTGTAAGATCCTATTGACACTATCCCAAGACTTGACTTCACCAGTCTCATTAGAGACACTACCAGTAACCGTCTCACCGACAGTAAAGTCTGTAGTGCCTCCAACTGCCATGGTGATACCAATAGCAGAACTAAAGAGAGTTTCGATCTCATCAATTTCATCAACTCCAGTATCGATCTTGTCGTTGCCAACTTCGTAGATCTCTGCAGTCATTACATAAAACTGTAGTTTACCAAACTGGTAGAATGGCGTCTCTCGCTCTACGAACTTGATTTCGTATAAGTCTTCTGTTAGTGGGAAATATAATAGATCCCCTTCGTTGGGTCTACCAACTACAGTTAAATTGTAACCAACGGTAGTCTCGTCCCATCTCCTACTGGAGACAATAAACTTAACTTCATCGGTAATGCGTAGACCAAACTTAGAAATAAATTCTGATTGATCTCCAAAACCTTGTACGTTCACAAGCAGCATCTCTACTTGGAACTGATTCTCAAACTTAGAGTAAATGATATCGTCTAGAGTTGTATCTTTAAAGATAGTTCTAGGTAGATAATAGATATCAGATCCAAACAGTTTGATCTGTTCGTCTACAAGGTCTTGTGCAAGGTCTTGCTCTCCCGAGTAACCTTGATAATATGTTGGAAAATAAGGACTAGTAGGCATTTTATCCGATCATATCCATGGGTGGAAGGGTATATTTGGATGGCATATCCGCTTCTAATTCCATGACTTCTTTATTGCCATCTTCCCAGATCTGGCGACCATTGAGTGTAATGCCACCAGGGAGTTGAACATTCTGATACTTGATTAAATTCTGTCCCCACTGTCTCTTCATTAAGGCAGTGGTGTATCTTTTGACAAAACTGTCATCATATACTTGAGTAAACTCATCTGGATCAAGTGCTCTGTGACACTCAATCAAAAGATAATTATCTTTTACAATTCTAGAAGGATCAATATCAACAAACAAACGATCCTGTCGCTTGTTAAATCTAAACTGAACAAGTTGTCCAGTGTTAACTACCATGTCAATAGTTTCAAAGTATTGCTTGATCATATAGAAGTTTGTAAGATCAAACCTACCAAAAGCAAACCCCGAAGAGAATGAGAACATATCCATCAGGAAGTATTGGTTGCTTAGACCAAAGAGGTCATTGCGAACCCAGTTGGAAGATACTCCAAACACTTTAGAAACCCCCAGAACATGGTCTGGAATTTCAATAAAGTTCTTTCTATTCTCCCACGTAGCAGTATCTGGATCAGGAGTCGAAGCAGTTTCGTTAGTCTCGGTAAAACGAGTAACATCATCTGCTGTGATCTGATGTTTCAGATACATTCTCTCTACACCATCATAATGCCACTCTTGGTAAAATTGAAGAGCGGTATCAACAATATCATCTACCTGTTCGTCTGCGATATTAATCTGCAGCACAGGAGCACCTAACTGCCTCTTGCAATAATCAACTAGTTCTTGGCGTGATGATGGCTTTGCCATTGATTATCCATACAAAAAATCCCTACCTGTATTTATCAGGTAGGGACTTGTAGTTATTCTGCAGGTGCTTCTTCTGATTCTTCTGCTTGTTTTTCTAAGAGTTGAAGAGTCTCTAAACCGCCTTGTAGTTTAAGTTTATATTCTTTTGCTTTATCCAAATTTGCTTCTAGTTCTGCAATTTGTTGATCTGCTTTACCTAGTTGCTCTTCAAAATTTGCCTTAAGTTGTTCAGTGTCCATGGTACTAACGAGAAATGATGTACGAATTATTTATAGTTGATGAGAGAGTCCATCTTGAGGCAATGAACTCTAACGAGATCCAATGCTTCCAGTGCTGCTTCCAATTTATGCTTAGCAATTTTTAACGTATTGAGTTCTTGTAAATCAATTCGATTGCAAGATGCTGTCTCTTCATTAATTTTTCTTTCACACTCATTAAATTTAGCAGTGCAATCTTCTAATTGAGTGGAGAATGTTTCCCAGAGACTATCAAACGTAATCTCTTCTGTAGCAGTTTCTTCGGTAACAGTTTCAGATGTCATAATCTTCCTCAGGTGGTGTGTATACTTGACTGTTTAGTTCGTCTTTAATGGATTGATCTACTAATTCAAAACCAGATGCTAAGCATGGTCTTGTATCATACTTTAAGTAAGAATACTTACCATCTTGCTCAACATATTGTAAGAAGAATTGAACATGCCTTTGACCTTTATATCTATTTCTATAATGAACGATAGTGGATCCAGGGAATAGAACCATGTCTCCAGGTTCCATTTCAAAGGTTTTAATTTTACCTTCATGTTCAAAACTAATTGGCCAATCTGAATCTTTACTCAGACAGCAACTGGCAGACCACTGTGAACTTCTGCGGTCCATATGTTTATTTAGATAACTACCATGACCATATATTCTACCATAAGAATACGTAGGATGCAAGTTCTTTCCAATAGTTTTCTCAAACAAAGGTCTGAAATATTCCAGTGAAGTTTCAAAAGGCAGAGATCCATACCACGAGAAATTGTTGTCCCCAACTGTAGGATCTACAAAACCATTTACTCCTTGTGTAGTCTCCATACAATCATGCATCATAGTAAACTGCATGAGTAGAAAAGATACTACCTCTTTAGGCATAGCACCTTTTAAATAGTGAACCTTATCTAACATGGAAATTTACCGTGATTACAACTCTATTGTTTGCTTTGATGGGACTTGAACTTGCGTGATATTGCTCTCCATCAAAGATAAGCAACTTATCCTTTCTGGGTGCAATCGCTTTATGGATAATATAATCTTCTGCTTTTTCTCGCTTCTCTGTGTCCTCAAAAATATATGTAGCACCATCGCTATCGTTTAGATAATACAATGCTGTCCAGTGTTTGCTGATCAATGCTTCTCTAGCATCGCAATCTACATGAGGAAAATTATATGGAAGATTAAATTTTCTACTCTCATCAGTCAATGGAATATTCAGACCTACTCTAACTCTATTCAAGAGCAGGTTTTCAAATTTATAATCTGTCAACTCTTCAATTTTTCTACCAATTAATCCTGGAAGGAAAGAAATAGAATCATAAAAATTTGATGTAGGTTTGTATCCTACAAAAGGTGTATGTTGAAACCCTGGTTGAGCGTACTCATCTTTATTTACATCTTCTCTAGTAATGTCAGGAAGATAATACCAGGGATAATTTTTATGCATAATGCATTCACAAACATGATCATTTAGTTGTTTGCCTAAAAAATTATTTTCTTCGTAACATAACATATCAAACACCTTTATAATTAAATGAAATAGCAATGCGAGGTTCGTCAAATTTGTTCCTGTTTACTCGGTGACTTAACCAAGAAGGGAACAAAAGTAAATCGTTGGTTTTTGTCTCAAAAGAAGTTGCCTTTGAGTGAATCCCCATCATATTCTGTGATGGTGTTAATCTATGTATCAAATCTAATGGATCAATAAATTCGATATCAGATTCATTCCAATCTTTGTGGATGTAGTACACACCAGAAATGTGACATGATCCCCAGTACCCATCATTATGACAATGCTGCATAGTCCAGTTTCCTTTTCTATGAACGTTTGCCCACGAACTGTCTATTTGTGGAGTTAGTTCTGTAGTATACAAAAGTTGATTCCAATATTTTTGCACTTGTTCTTGAATTTGTAAAAACAAAGAAGCAAATTGTGGTCTGCCATGTAAGCATAGATCTCTGGAACCTGTAGTCTCGCCATCTTCTCCAGGAAAAAATGCTTTAGCAGGTTGGTTTAGAATATCATGGATGGTCTGAATACATTCTATCCGCTGTTCCTCAGGTAATACTATCTGAGATTTGTTAACTGTGATAGGAAATAATTCAATATTTGATTCCATGATATTTCTGAAGAATTTTAAAAATACGTTTTACTCTTGACGTTAATGTATCTAGCTCTAAAAATTTGTGGTTACCTGCGTACATCATTTCAGATTCCATTTTAAAATCAATTTCATCTGCGTCCTCTATAAGAACTTCAACGTCAGGACCTAGTAACTTTCTAGAAATAGGTATATACATTGCTAGAGGCGTTCCTGCTTCTATTGTAGTAACACCATCTTCAGTCAAATGCCACCACATCTGTGGATTGATTTCATATGCATGACGAGGATCTAGTACACCAGTAATTGCAGTAAACCTTTCTTCATGAAGAAACGGGACTTTCAATTGCAGGAACACAATGTCTGGATCACTAGAAGTCACCCTCCAAGGGGTGTTGACTTTAATGACTTCATCCATACACGAATCTTTAGTGGAATCTTTCAACCACTTACCATGATCTGAATCATGGAATCCAACATACTCAGAACCTGGGATGATTTGTCCGCATTGGATTTGCATCTTTCCATCTACAACATGGACCTTAAAATCTGCTGGTGCAGTTACAACATAACCAGAAGACATTAAACTGTTAATAGATGGACACTTACCTACAGATCTATGAGCAATCTGATCTCCAGTATCCAGTATAAAAGCAAAAGGGCATTTAGAAACCTTTTCCTTATACTCCCGTTGTTCAGGTTCCTGCCATGTCCTCTTTAATTTAGAAGAAGGTATGATAGGGTATAGGGTTCTGACAGCAGGAACTAAAGTGTGGAAACGAACCTTAGGTTTTGTCTTTCCTTTCGTAAACATAATCTCTAGTAAATTCAAAAGTCGTAGGACAGTTCTCTAACTTTTCGTAAACTTGGTCTCTGTAGTTCAGGATCTTTTTGCCAATACCTTTAATGTAATCGGCATCAGACAACCTCTTTTCATAACACCTGTAGTTCACCTCTGTGCGTCCAATGGGATTATACCCTAGACCAGAAGCAATGTAAAGGGTTCCTTCCAGATCACTTTGAGCATGTGCTACGTTTACGTTGTGCAAGAACTCTTTGTATAGTCTTGGGGAGATAACCTTATCATCTACGATCTTCTCATATGGCACCATTTCTATTTTATCGGCATAGTGTCTCCAGTATGCACTATCACGTCTCTGTGACAATACATAATGCATAGCAACAAAAGAACGCATAGACTCTAAAGTAAAATTACATGCATAGTTAAATCCATCACGATCAATTTTTGTGATGTAACCATTTCTTCTCTCTAGAGTATCAATTAAATTGAGAATATTTTCATGTGTAGTATAAAGACCTGTAGATTCTAATGGTTCTAAAAATCCATACGATAGTCCGATACCAACACAGTTACCCACCCATGCTTTTTCTCTCTTACCATGTTTCATGTCAATGACACGAAACTCAAGTTCTTCTGCTTTTTCTTTACCAATTTTAGTTGCCAAGTGATTTCTAAATTCTTCCTTAGCACCATCTAAGGAAATAAATTTGGAGGAGTGTACGTAACCTGTTCCTCTAATATTCCACAAGGGAGTCTCCCAAACCCATCCAGAAGATAGAGCATGACAGTCAGTATAGTTGACCATCTCTTTCTCTCTATCTGTATAAGGCAATCTACATGCGATTGCACGATCATTTAGAAGGTCGTTTTCAAAACTAATGAACTTAGATCCACATGTTTGCTCTAATAGAAGAGATTTGAAACCAGTGCAGTCAATGAATAGATCTGCTTCCACTCTCATCGTAGGACAATTCTTGGTAAGCAAGCAATCAATACCTTCACCATCCTGTTTGGGAATAACTTCTATGACATCATCTTTGATGTGGATAACACCATTTGGAATGGCAACTTTATCTCTTAAATAATTACCAAATTTAATTGCATCGAAATGATACGCTGTATCCCATTTAAAATCAAAATTCCTGATAATATTTCTATTACCAACCATCTTATTTTTTTCTGTAAGATAAGTGATTGGGTTGTGAAATTGTGAATAGTCTAAAGGATAATCAGGATCAATTTGAATAAGATGATAGTAGTTATCAATCGTTCCTACTTCAGTAGCATCTACCTCACCAAAAGGATACTGAAATGAATGTCCTTTTTCTTTAAAATCAGTAAACTGAATTGATATTTTATACGTAGCATCACACGCAGGCATCCACTCATAATCTTTTTCTAGCATACCAACAGAATAAAGATATCTGTTAATATGACCGAGAGTAGATTCGCCAACTCCAAGTGTGGGAACATTTGGAGACTCTATCAACATGATCCTGAGATCTGGCATATTTTTTGCCAGAGCAGCAGCAGTCATCCAGCCAGAGGATCCACCCCCGACAATACATACTGTTTTTACTTTCATAACAACTAATTAAATCAGGTAATGTTGGGAGGTGTCAGTGCGCTTTCGGGAAGATGGTTCCAAGCAGGGTCTGCTTCGGAATGGAAATGAATTCTCTTTAGTTGAGCATATTCAGAAGTTGCTTCCCATTCAGACTGTTTAGTAATAGATGCTTTTACTTGATCAATACGCTGGACCCAGGAACCGTTTGCAAGATTACCTGCTTTGATGTCCTTATAAAGCATGTCAAGTTGATCTCCTAGATCTCCATAAGCAACACGTCTTTGGAGATCATGATCATCATTTAATTTTTGCTCTGGAGCAATCCATTCTCCATTGGAGCAGTGCCACATAGAAGTGACATCAGCATGAGGACAAGTAACCCACTTGATGGTTGAATCGGGACCATCGTAGACATCAAATTCTTGTCCAGGGTCTACAACCTCGTTAATAATACCTCTAAAGTCAAGTAAAACTCTTTTCATGATAGTAAACGTTATTCCTGTGTCTATTTATTAGATGTACTCATAGATGACTACAATGCCATCTTTACCAGTTGATCCGTGATTATTTCTTCTGTAACCACCAGCACCGCCTGCACCAGGGGCAGCACGATCTCTGTGGTTATATGCATAGTTACCGCCATTGGGGTGTCCACAAGGACTTCCACCACCAAAGTAACTACCCCCACCATGACCAACGCCATAGTAGGTATGTCCTGTGCCCCCGCCACCATAGATATTTAGGTCTCCACCAGAACCAGTTCCACCAACACCACCACAATGCCTGTGACTTTGGTTTCCTCCTAGTCCTCCTGTAGCGGAGCAAAGACTACCAAACGATGAAGTGTTTCCTTGTCCAGCAGCACCAGAATATGTGGAATAAGATGTGCTTCCAGTACCAACAGTCACCTGAATAGAAGATCCAATATCTGCTGGAGTTAGTAGTCTTTCAGAATAACCACCAGCACCACCAGACTCAGAATATCCAGATGCAGCGCCACCACCACCAACAACCATGACAAAGAATTTAGTCACATTTGATGGAGGGATGTATTGTCCGCTAGTATTGTAAACTCTAATGTTATCTGGACCAGCAAGATTGTATGAGATAGCACTACCATCAGTATACAATGCTTTGTTGGCATTTCCAGATGGGGATGGTGGCATAGTATCTTCATTGATTTGAAGACCGCCTACTGACAGAGTGTACCCAGTTGGAATGATAACTACACCACCCTGGGAAGATTCAATTTGATTTACATTTAATGTTGACATTTATTTAAACTCGTAGACTACAACGATGCCGTCTTTACCGTAAGCACCCTGCTGTTGAGTATGGTATCCAGGAGATCCACCACCACCAAAAGCAGCGTTAGCACTATTATTTAGAGCGTATGTTCCTCCGTTGGGATATCCACTAGGACCAGATCCACCAAAGAAAGAAACACCACCAGTACATGCAGCATAATACTGGTGTCCTGCTCCACCACCACCATATAGATTCATATCACCACCAGAACCTACACCACCTACACCACCGCAGTGTCTATGGTCTTGATTACCACCATGACCACCAGTAGCAGAAAGATAAGATCCAAATGATGTTGTTCCACCACCACCAGCTGCGGAAGAGTATTGCGTGGATGCTTCGCTACCTTGACCAATAGTCACGTTCACGTTAGAAACGCCAGCAACATCAAGAATTCTTTCTGCAAATCCACCAGCACCACCACCTTCGCCAACGCCAGATCCTGCACCGCCACCACCAACAAGTCTGACCAAAATTTTGGTAACGCCAGCGGATGGAGTGTAAGTGCTAGTTCCAGTGAAAACAATAATTCTATGTGGACCTACAGCAGTCCAAGTTGGACTTCCGCTAATATTTTTGAGGAATGTTCCTGGGTTGCCACTAACTGGAGGTGGCATAGAAGTTGTATCTATGATAGTTCCATCAAGACTTAGGTTATGTCCTGAAGGAATATCAATAATAGTTCCCGCCTGGGATCTAATTTCGTTTACTCTTAAAACTGACATTTACATATACTCCATGATTGAGATAATACCACCTTTTCCTCTAGCGCCACCATGGGAGGAAGCCCAACCACAGGCACCACCGCCTCCAGGAGCAGCATTATCTTGATTATTGTTGGAATATCTTCCACCATTGGGGTGACCACCTGGACCACCACCACCGAAATAAGTAGTTCCACCTTTGCCGTTATAACGACCATGACCACAACCGCCACCACTATAGATGGCGAGCATACCGCCAGATCCTAGTCCACCAGTACCACCACAATGTCTGTGGTTGGAATTGGCACCATTGCCTCCTGTAGCAGATATGTAAGAACCGAATGAAGTGGTTCCACCTTGTGCTGCAGCACCAGAATATGTAGTGCCGTTTCCACCATCTCCAACAGTAATCTGGACACTGGAAACGCCATTCATACTGACATATCCTTCAGCATATCCACCAGCACCACCAGTTTCAGAATAACTAGTGCCACCACCTCCACCGCCACAAAGTCTTACATATACCAATCTAGTACCTGCACTAGGTGTATATGTTCCGTTAGCAGTGAAGGTGATGATGTTGCTAGCACCATAATCTGAATAGACGAAACTAGATCCATCTGAGTAAACTAATTTACCCTCGTTACCAGATCCTGATGGGAGAATAGCGTTTTGATCAAGGACTTGACTACCAATTTGCAATGCGTGACCATTTGGGATGGTCACGGTATTGCCTGTAGAAGCTTTGATACTATTTACAAATATTGTACTCATAGTTCTTTATACAACGGACCAGGAAGAACCTGCGGCAATGGTGATTGTTATACCATTATTTATAGTTAATGGTCCTGCACTCATTGCGTTAGTATTTGATGGAATTGTGATATTTTCATCAATAACGTTCCTATTAGTCTTGAAGACGCCATAAGTATCAATGAACTGACGATCACCATTGACGTACATAACTTCTGTGTTTGCACCACTAGTAAAGGAAGCACCATTGATGCCCAAACTTCCAGAAACTTGTAGACCGTAATCTGGGTTGCCAGTGAATCCATTTACGGTAGGATCAGCATTGATCCAAACTTTAGATGCTCTAAAGATATCAGTTTCATTTGCAGATTCAGTCCAACGTGAGGTAACAAACTCAGCGTTGTTCTGGAATAGTTGACCATTGAAGTTAACATCACCCTGAACGTTGAGTTGATAATCTCTTTGTGTGCTATCTTCAGGATCTGTTCCACTGAATGCAGTTGTGTTAATTGCAACTCTTCTGGTATTACCCTTGATTGCGATAGCAGGAGTTGAACCCCAATCAACGCCACCATTGGTGTCAGAAGGTGTGATATCGAAGATATCATCTGCAAGTAACTGGTTGCCAATTCTGAAGTTTCTGAATCCAGTGGATCCTTTAAATTCGATTGGAGCACCATTGTTGTTAGATGCGTTATTGATAAGAAGTTTTGTTGAGGTATAGATGTTACCAGCAACATGTAGTTTGTAATCAGTAGCAGTTGTTCCAGATGTTCCTAAGAACAATGTACCAGTGCTGTTAAGTTGTAATCTAACTGCACCAGAATTGGTTCCACCATTAGCAGATGAATTGATTGATGGAACAGTAGTTCCATCAAAGGAAACAGTGAAGTAACCTACATTTGTATCGTCTGCACCAATTGCCCAGAACTGATCGCCAGTTCTATCGCTAAGTCCAATCTGTGGAGATCCAGCAGAATAACCAAATTGAATTCTTCCATGATTATTAGTTTGTTCTTCAAAAATTGCCCAAGCATCAAGACCTTCTAAAGATCCATCATTAGGACTAATGACATGGAACAGCGATAATGGATTGTTGTGACCAATACCAACACGTCTATCTGAGGAATCAACATATAAAGTGTCGGTCGCAACTGACAGATCAGTAGCAACTGTGATGTTGCTTAGGAAGTCTGCTCTACCAGAAATGCTCAGCGCCTGAGTGGTTGCTAGTACACCAGTAATGGTCAAAGGACCAGACATGGTATCACCAGACTTCAGTACGTTCAGCGAAGCAGAACCTACCAGTTGAGAACCAGCATCTAGAGTGATAGTGCCAGCACCGAATCCACCGTTAGCATCACGAATAACACCTGTGTTTGCTACGCTTCCAGTATTGAAAGTGATGTTACCAGTGTTCCAGACTGTGTTGCCGTTGATAGAGAATCCATCAGCGTTGAAAACCTGTACGTCTAGCGTACCACTGGAGTCTGTGCTGTTACCGCCAGTTGCGATAATTGCAGTGTTATAGTTTGCTGCTGCTTGCTCAGAAGATCTGAAGTAGATACCTGGGGAAGAAGGAATGCCATCCTTTCTACCAAGTCTGAGGTTTGCAGTACCACCATCACTTTAAAGTTTTGCAACTTGGAAAGTACCTGTGGAGTCGAGGGTAAAGTCTTGGAAAGCAACACGGTTGTTTGCTACACCAATAGTCTCAGCACCATCAAAAGTACCAGACTGTAGTACACCATAAATGATTGTAAAATCGTTAAAGTTATCAGTTACGTCATTAGTTACGATCTGAGTAATCTGAATTTCACCAACACTCTGTGCTAAGTTGTTATAGAGGTTAATTGGGTTGCCAGGTAGGAATGGTGAAGAAGTTAGAATCAAACCAGAGATGTAGATTCTGTATCTTGCATTACCAGAAATTGAAAGAATATCTAAACTATCTTGAATCGATTTAGGAGTGAAGAAGTCTGGAAGTCTATTGTCAGACAACTCACCGAAGTTTATGTTGAATGCGTTCTGATACCAGATACCTTGGCGGTTATCGAGTTTGTCAGCATCAAGGTCAGTACCAGGACCATCGTTGAGTGAGGTCCAGACCTTACCCCAAGAACCCCAGTCATCCAAAGTGGTTCCAGAACCACGAAGCCACATGTTGTCATTATCAGTAAATGCTAACTGTCTAGCACCACCACCAGTAGCATCAAATCCAGAACCAAAGTTTCTGATAGTCATTACTAGGTGTCTTTGACCACCGTCAAGCAGACCATCAGCAGTGTTGTTTCTAGTATCAGCAATAATACCAGAAGAGAACAGGTTAGGAGATGGAGAAGACGTTGGGTTAGTTACACCAGTGATAAGTCTGAGTGTGTTACCAGACTGACCCGAGATGCTGATGTTGTATGTACCAGACATACGATCTGTTGGTACAGTACCTGCGTTCAGATTAGAAGCATCTAGATAGTAAGCACCTTGTACACCGTCCAAAAGGTCAGCATCAAGACCACTGTCAGCACCAGTCTTCAGTGTGATAGAACCGTTTCCAGATTCGCCAATCTCGAATTGAGACTTTCTAAATCTCGAAACACCGATTGTGCCATACTCATCAGCAGAAATTGTCTGGTTGGTAGCACGAAGAATGTCAACAGAAACATTAGCAAACTGCTTATTAACTGTACTAATCTTCGCTTGGAGAACAAGACCGACACCAGATCCAATCTCTGCAGGCAGAGAAGTGATGTTAAAGTCTGCATTATAGTTGAGACCACCATCAGTTACGGTAAGTTCAGTAATCTCTCCACCAGAAACAATGACGTTTGCTTTGAGTCCTGTACCAGTACCACCAGTTAGAGTCTGGTCAAAGTATTGTCCATCAGTGAAACTAGAACCACCATCAGCAACAACAATGTTGTCTACGAATGTACCTTGAGTGTAAGAGGACTCAAATGTAATTGGAGAAGCGCCACGCTCAAATTCAATAACAGTTCCTGCAGGAATTGTTGCAATCAGTGGGTTAGAGATTGATACCGTTGTTAAACCACCAGAAGTAAGAACCCCGTCGATATTAGTGTTTTCTTGGATACCAACAACGTTTGATACAACTTCGTGACCGAGTAAAGTGTCGGCATTGGTAGTAAAGACTAACTGCTGACCACCAATGCTTGCATCACTGTATAGTCTAGCGAAGTATCTTGTTTCAGCACCCTTCAGGGATTGAACTGCCAAAGCGTAAGACTGATCACCACGTAGGAATGTGAAGGAGTTTGCAGCGTTGGAGTTAAGTGCCAAACGAGCAGTCTCAATAACACCAGAGGTGATGTCAGATGCTGCAATCTGATTGGAAGATAGAGATACCCAGTTGTTACTATCGAAAGAAGACGTGTTGACAACTCTGGTGACATTAACTGTTGTTGGTGGAAGATCACTAGAGTTAATACTGTCTGCTTCAGTTAACTTGAGTCTGTTTACAATATCGCCATAAAGTCTGTTTTCAATTAGAGCACTACCAGTTGCTTGCGTACCAGAACCAGATGGTGCGGAGAAGGTAACTGTTGGTTGTACAGTATATCCTTTACCACCAATAAGTCCATTGAACTCTTGGATTTCAACAACAACAACCTGACCGTTAGCAATTTCTGCTGTAGCAGATGCTTGAATGTTGCCAGCAGTTGGTTGACCACCAGTAATTGTGATGACAGGTGGGGAAGTATATCCAGAACCAGGATCTGTGATGATGATTTGGAATACAACACCAGTTCTATACTCAGTTGCTTGGATCTGACCATTGGACTGACTGCCAGTAAAGATATCACCGAGGGTAAATGACAGGGTAGGATCAACAGGGAAGGATGCAAACAGACTGTCTAGGTCATTGTTAAGAATGAACGATGTTGATGTATCCTGTTGGATTGCGATGTCACCTGCGAGTGCGCCTTCGATAGATGTTCTTGCGGCGGCATCGGGAACAGTGTATACACTGAAAGGACGTAGAGCTGGGATCTGGTCAACAGAAATTTTACCAGAGTCGGTAAGTTCAACCAGTGCTCTAGGAACAGCGTTCGTAGAATATGGTTTGTTGATGTAAGGACCAAGGTTGTTTGTAATATAGTCCTTAACTGCTTTCTGAGTAGGTAGTTTAGAGTCAGTGGAGTTAGCGCCACCCAGTGTGTTTGATGCGTCAAAACCAGTAACAACAACGTCACCACCCTTCAGTTTCAAGAATTCAACTTCCGAGATCGTAACAGTACCCGTGAAGGTGATGTTACCAGTTCTGTTCTCGATTCTTGCGAAAACACCAACTTTGAAGTCACCAAGTTCGTCAGTACCAGAGACGTATACACGACCATAGCGTTCAGAAACTTGCTCGTTTGCTTCAACCTTAACACCACCGTTTTCGGGCAATGAGTTGTAATTAGTACCAGAACCTGCAAATTCCCAAGTGTGGGAGGAAGAGTTAACGATAGAAGGTCTGTGTAGTCTGATTGTCTCGCCATTCAGGCTGGTTGTAGATACTGCTTGCTGAGTAGCAGTATTCTTAAATTCAGCACCACCGCCAGAACCAGAGTCAATTGTAAGTTGAGCAGAGAAAGGAGGACCAACTGTTACAGCATCAACTGCATCAATAAAGTATTCAATCTCAGAACTTACGTTTTCAAAACCATCAATCTTGACGACATAGTGCTCAAGAGGTTCTCTTCCAAGACCATCAACGGTAAAGATTGTTCTGCCAGTTGGAGTAGCAGATACGTTCGTGATAGTACCAACGTCAAAGACATATGCCTCTTCTCTAAATCCAATAGCACGTAGAGCGAAGATACCGAAGTTGGTAGCAGAGTTGGTGATAGATGCATAACCACCAGACTCGGAAAGGACACCATCAGCACAGAAGATAACGAAGACGGAAACCAACTGGGTGTAACCATCGTTGATAACCTTATAACCAATACCACCAAAGGAAACAATCGTGAATGCCGCAGCAACCATTGACTTACCCTGGTTGGGGAAGGTTGCAGAACCGTCAAGTTCCAGACCTGGGAAAGGACAGTTAGGTTGCTTGACTCTAGAACCATCAATTAGAGCACCGCCGCCACCTAGGAAGGAGATGATTGAAGAGTTCTGAGTGTATGGAGATGCTTCAATGATTGGGAAATCATCGTAATCGGAACGTGGTGTTAGAACAGTTCCGTTAGCATCGTAAATGGTTACATCTGGATATGTGTAGAGATCAACAGTATCCAGAAGTGTGCCAAAGTTCTTAACTGTACCACCAGGAGCAATATCTCCACGAAGAATGTCGTTGAGTAGTGTGAAGGAAGTTGTAATGGCAGACTCAATACCTGCACAGTATGGAGTTCCTAGTTGATCAACTAGAATGCTGCTGTCTGTGAATAGAGGAATTGGTGAATGAACTGGAGTATATACTGCACCCGCACCACCTAAGGTCACCCAGTTCCTCATAGCGAGGATACAAAGATCTCTTACCTGCTCGAAAGCGTAGATCGTTTCATCTCTCTGTGCTTCAGGGATGCCAGTTAGAATAGTTCCAGAATAATATTCCTCAGCATTCGTAACAATAGCAGCGTTACCACCTAGAATAATATCTCTAATCAATGCAGTAATGATATAGTTAATATCTCTTCTGCATTTTCTTTGATTAATATCACTTAAGTTATGATTTGGATATTGCGCTTCAGTTTTTGCTAATGCTTCATCTGCAATGAAGTCTCTGTTTCTAGCAATCAAGTAACCTGCATCCAACTTAGTACCAGATGCATCATTAGTTAGAACATCTACAAAGAGATATGACAGAACATTGATTGCAGACTTAACGTTTGCACAATGCTCAACCCCAGGTTGAGTCAGATCCTCTAGGATCGTTGAGTCGATGTATTTTGGTAGAGAAGTGTACTGTGCGGTGTAAATAGGATCTGTTGGAAGACCTGTGCCAGTTCTCCACTTACGCATTGCAAAGATTGCTAGTTCTCTAGCATACTCAATTGCACGTACAGTTTGAATAATTTCGTTATCAATGTAGGTAGCAATTTGGGTGCCTTGAATATATTTCTTAGCAGCGTCAATAACATTGTAGTTACTTCCATATTCAAGGTCACGGATGACAGCATTCAAGAAATGTCTAATGTCTCTACGACACTTGTTATCACTAACTGGAATATTGAAACTTGGGTATGTTTTCTGTGTAACTACGTTATCAACAGTACACTCAAGGAGGATATCAGCAAGTTGTACAATACTGTCATTTGCTAGTCCTGGGATAGCACTATCGGTTGTGACGGTAGCAGAACCAGTTACAGTATTGTCGTAAGTGAAACTGGTAATATTATAAGTAGATCCGCCGAAGGTTACTGTTCCACCACTTACGTAGTTATGAACAAATCTCGATGGTCCAAGGAATAGTTTGAATTCATCACCACCAATAGACAGAGCATTAGTTGCTGCTCTTACAAATGTGTGAGCAGACTGTGGTAGATGTTTGACTGCTTCTGCAGTAGCACTCACAAAGGTGTGAGTAGATTGGGGTTCAAACTTAATTGCTGCAGGTTGAGCACTTACGAAGGTGTGTGTAGAACCCGATGCAGTGCCTGCGTCACCGACGTTGATAGTGAATGTACCATCTTGTCTTCTAATAGCGTCTGTAGCGATGCTGACGAGGGTGTGAGCGCCTGTATAATCAGAACCACCAATATTGATTCTAAATCCATTCTGGGTTACGTTTGAAATTTCAAAGTAACGGTTGCTGGCATAGTCGTAGTTAGTTCTTGGGTAAGACTTGTTAACCGTATTGCCATCTAGAACACAGGAATAGGTGAGGGCATTATCCTCAACCATAATGTAATCACCATCGGTAAATCCATGACTCGCTAATGTGAACTGGATAGTTCCTGCAGCAGCATCATAAACTGCATCTGTAGGAGTGTGGGATGTGAAACCAACATTAGTGATTTCAATGGACTTACCAGAGTAAGGATCTTGTCCTGCACGGGGATATGTGTGTACTTGAGTGTTACCGTCTTGGTCACAAGTGAATGCAAAAGAATTATCCTCAAGAACAACAGACTTACCTACTTGCAAACCATGCTGTCCCACAGTGACAGTCATGTCACCAGTTGAAGCATTGTATGCAACGTCTGTTGGTTGGAAATATTTGTTCGAGGGAGAAACTCCAACATTAACTGTGATGGTGTTCTCAGAAATCGCTGTAATGGGAATAGAACGCTGTGAGAAGAGATCGTGTCCAGGTCTTGGATACGTCTTGGCAGAGTCATTGCCATCCATGGTGCAGGTAAAGGTCAAAGAGTTGTCATCAATGACAATACCTTCTCCTACATCTAGTTGGTGAGTTCCAATAGTAAGAACTAAGTTACCTGTTGAAGGATCGTAAGTTGCATTAGTTGGAGTGTACAGTTGGTTAGGACCAGAAGCACCAACATTAAGAGTAAACGTATTAGTGGTTACTGACTCGATAGGAAGTGCTTTACCCGTGGAGTAGTGATGAGACTGTGGTGCAGTGTGCTCGGTATTGTTACCGTCCATTGCACAAGTGAAGACAATGCTGTCCTCTTCAATTTTAACACCATCTCCAATAGATAATCCGTGGTTTGCAACGGTGAATGTAGAAAGACCAGTTGAAGGATCATACGTTACATCAGTAGGAGTAAACTGTTGTGTTGGTGTACCATCTACATCATATACAGCAAAGTATTCTTTCTTAAATTCATCATTGACTCTACCAACAACTTCATCTGCAATAAAGTCAATGTTGTTTCTAATCTGCAGAGAAGCATCTTGGAATCTTCTTGCTACAGGTGTCGCCATATCAAATTTGTTTGGCGAGTTCAGCAATGTAAGAGTTACACCTTTAGATGCTGAAGAAACCTTCGCTAAATTGCCAGGTTCAAAATTGGAGTCTGTGATGACTGTAGTTTTTTTAGGGATGACAAAGCGTCTCGCACGACCATCAGCATCTTCAAGAACTTTGTAAATTCTCTGCTTACCATTCAAGAATGATAGGTCAGGACCAGAAGTAGGTAGACCTTCAATTAGAATTTCTTGACCTTCTTTCAGTTCGTGAACGTTCTGTCTACCGATCAGTGCGTTGGTGTAGAAAACGATACCACCAAGATCTTCTGGACCAGCTCCGTCCCATCCATATTGGAATCCCCCAGTAGCAACTTCGGTTGTGCCTTGTAGAGAGATGTCAATTCTAGAAATAGGATACTCTACTTCTCCTGGTTCATTGGTGAATACAACTTCACCCTCTGCTCTAATAGACTGAATGTCAGTAGAAACGAACTCATATTCTGCATCGAGATAATCCAGTGCATTTGCTCTTGCGGATACAAATGTATGTGGATAATCACCACCAGAGATAACAGCGTTTGCTAGAGAACTATCATAAGCATGTTCATACTGATCTTCAGGTCCAGATTCACCTACGTTAATTGTAATTGTTGTAGAAGTTACTTCTAGAATTTCAATCGCAGTGTCATATGCGGGGTCAGTAGTTCTTGGATAGAAGTGAACACTTGAATAACCATCTTTAGAACAGGTAAAACCAAGAGACTCTGTTCTTAACTTAATAGAAGTTCCTACAGTTAGAGTATGGGTGCCGATTGTTAGAACCGCAACACCAGATGCAGGATCGTAAGTAGCATAAGATACCTGATGGTTAACAAGTTGAGAGTCGCCAACATCCAGTTCAAATGTATTAGTTGTTGCTGCAGAAATAGTTAGGAACTGGTTTGCAACTGGGTCGGAAGATCTTGGGTAGAATTTGACATTGGTGTTGCCATCCATGCCACAAGTAAATCCAAGAGATTCGATGTTAATACGAATCTTATCGCCATCAGAAAATCCATGGTTGGGAACCGTAAACTCGGAAATACCAGTCTGTGGATCGTAGGTTACGTTTGTTGGTGTATATGGGGTGGTAATGAAGTATTCAAATGTTTCACCAGAGATGAATGAACCACTCAGAATTTCGATGTTAGCAGTACCTGAGATGAATGCCTGAACACCTGTAGTTTGGTCGAATATTACTTCATTGACTAATGCAGTTGCACCAGTGTTAACACCTCTTAGAGATAGACCAGCAGTAAGATTGTTTAAACCAGTGTTTGTCTGGAATGTAACTCTTTCACGGTTTGGACCGAAGATCTGGTGACCAACTGGGAAACTTAATCCAAAGTCTCCATTAGCAGATGGATCAATATCAATTCTTTGCTTGTCATCGAAGACCATAGCAAAGTCCCACGTTGCAACCGAGTCGCCGTTGGAATCAACTTGGTCACGATAGGTAACACCGATGACATAGTTTTTGTCACCGAACTTGAAGATATGCTTTCTTGGGTTTGCTGGGCGAATGATGACCAGACGCAGGTTGTCACCAACAACTGATGCATCGGGAGGAATTGAGATTGGGTTATCTTCTAGATAATCACCACCAGCAACAATAATTGTTTCTTTAACGCCAGGTGTTTTCCATGCTTCCTGACATGCTTTTTTAATCGTTCTTACAGGAGCAACAGCAGAACGACCATCGTTGTCGTCACTACCAATAGTCTGCGAAACGTAGATACGACCACCAACGTCGTTCTGTGCTAGGTTCAGAACATATTCTGTAGTTGCAATTTTGTCAGACTTATCACCCAAGAGAGGTGTGATAGATCTTGGATAGAGACCTGAGTCACCAGTCTCTTCGTAGTAAGGTTGAGTATCATCAACAATACGGAAACCGATATGCTT